GTAATTTATCAGAATATCGGTCAAACTTGTTGATAAAGATAGGGTTAGAGCGGGTCGAGTGGCTAGAAGGGCCGCATGATCCAGTCAAATATACCATTGAGGATCTGCAAGAGATGCTATCCAAGTATCAATCACTGAATAAGAAATGGGTACAGTCTCCACGCTAGACCGTAATGCTGAACAGGTGCGGGATGTTCTCCGTAGCCTGTTAGAGCAGTGTGAGGCTGGCAATATATGCGGTGCCGTCATAGTTACAGAACACCTCGACAGGTTTGACCTAGATATGCCTGGAACCTTCTCAACAGATCCCGATTCAATAGCTGCACTCACTGGCCGGTTACAAATGGCCGCGCATTCGTTCTACCAGATGAGCTGGGAATATGACGACGAAGTATAAGACAACGACCGAGCACCTAGATTTCTGCAACACTGAGTACCAGCGTCAGATTATCGAGATGACTTTGAGCGGGATGAACCAGACTGAGATTGCTAAAGAGCTAAACAAAAATCCCAGAAGAATTAATAAAGCAGTTGTGGCTGTTCATAGACGGGCAGCACTTCAAGGTGTAGCGCCAGCCTATAATGTAAACCGGCAGACAGTCCCAGGATTTACCACTAAGCGGGTCAGTACCGCCTACAATCTGGACGGTGATATTGTCCTGCAATGGCACATTCAGGAACCAGAACGCCAGAAGATAGAAGAATTAATCGCTCAATTTGTGGAGGGATTCAAAGATGAAGTCTCGGGAATACACACTCCCATTAACGCGCCCACAGGCATTGATGACGATTATATGGTTAGCTACATTATTGGGGATCATCATCTTGGGATGCTTGCTCATCATAGCGAGACGATGGCCGAGGATTATGATGTCAAGATTTCGCAACGGCTCTTAGAAAATGCAGTTGATCGGCTGGTTAGTGTAGCGCCAGCGGGTAAGGTCGGTGTGCTTGTGAATCTTGGCGACTTCATGCACGTGAACGACTCAACCAGCTCAACGCCTAATAGTAAGAACCTACTCGACAGCGATGGCCGGTACTCCAAGACCATTAGGGCGGCAAGTAATGTGATAAAGCGTACGGTTTTGCGGATGCTTGAGAAACATGCCGAGGTCTGGCTTGTGAATGTCCGTGGTAATCATGATCCAGATGCTGCGTTGTGGTTGAATGAAGTCATGCGCCTGTACTTCGAGGACGATCCGCGTGTTCACGTTTTCGATAACGCTAGCAAATTTATCTGGTGGCAGTGGGGTAAGAATCTGGTAGTGACCCATCACGGTGATCGGATTAAAATGTCGAATCTTCATGGGTCAATTGTTTCTAACCTGAGAAAAGAATGGGGCGAAGCGGAGCACACTTTCGTATGGACAGGCCACATCCACCACAAGAATCAGGAAGAATATGGCGGCGCATTGTTCGAGTCTTGGAACATCCTAGCACCCGCAGACGCGTGGCACGCTTCCTCTGGCTATGCCAGTTCTCGAAGTATGACATGTGTGATTCTTCACAAAGACTACGGGGAAGAAGGCAGATTAAAGGTGAACGTGGAGCGGATTAAATGAGCGCATTTGACGAGCAGATAGGCGGCAACCACTACAAGCTGATGATGATTCAGCCCACTGAATACATATTAGCGAACGACATGGGATGGTGCGAAGCCAATGTTGTGAAGTACATTAGCCGGTGGCGGTCTAAGGGTGGGGTCGATGACTTGCGAAAGGTGGTGCATTACACTCAGATTTTGATCGAGCGTGAGTTGAATGAAAAGACGGCCTCAATGGATGAACCCAAGAAACCGTCTTGGTAGATTACAGTAGGATTGCTCCGATCACATAGCCAAACAGGAAGACCACGATCATCGCCCCGCCTGTGAAGCGTGGCACCATTAGTTTATCAAGTTGTTTCTTGATCATTTCTTGCCCTCGATTTGTTGTAGTTTGTCCAGCATTTTAAGCACGTCTAGCAACACGGTCTGTTCGTATTGGTCGACCTCGGGATGGCAGTAAGTCTCGCGCACTTTAACTAACGTCATCCATGCGGTTAGCAGTTCGGTTCGGGTTGGTCTCAGGCTCATTGATTTTCCTTGATGATTTTCATTGCTGTTGGCTGGCTAATTCCCAGAATACGCCCAATATTTGGTGAGCTTTTACCCTTGGCGTGTCGTTCTAGCACTGCCGCCACGAGTTCGGCATGTGTCTCAAATGGGCCGGTCGCCCTGGGTCGCCCTCGGTTCATCTTATTCCCTTACAGTCTGGTTTCAAGTTGTCATAGTCCGGCCAGTAGCCTAGACAGACGTTATATCGGTACTCTTTGGACATGGTGACCTCGTGGTCATAGTCCCAATTTGAGACCCAGAGCAAGGCCGCGACAACTGCCACGGCGATGCTGATTTTGGTTAATCGGTTCATGCTATAATGCCCTCTTAAATTCTACTGCGGTAATATTGCGCCGTCTCAATTCTTGGGCGGCATAGTGAAACTCATCCCAGTATTGCCCGACCTTGGGATTGTCAATCGTTTCGCCAGCTTTTGCCGCATTGTAGGCGTCTTGCCTGATATAAAGTAATGCATCGCTGCCTAGTGTTTTAAATCGTTTTATTGTTTCGCTGTGCCAGTTTGCCATGCTATGCCACCTCCTCAGCTGTGACGTAATGGTCGGCCAGTTCCTGCCAGTTGACCGCGCCTAGATCGATCATGTCTTTAAACATTGCAGGAATGTCGGCCTCGTCTAGCATGTCCCACACTGTCTCCTCGATGTAATCGGCCATTAGGTGATGGCCATCGTTTGCCACGTCTTGGAAGTAGTCGCCAAGGTATAGATTAATGATCCAGGTCTCTCTGTTAGCCCATCCGTTATAGTCTGTCATGGTGTATCTCCTTGCTGATTGTGTTTATGGTAGATTTTTGATCAGGTATTGAATGCGGCGCGCTTCTTGCCAGAGTGACGCGCACTCATTGGATGTGTAGCGGGTTTGGCCTGATAACTCTAACGCGATAATCTGCGGCGTTAGTTGGCCTAGTTGCTGGTTAAGTTCTAGTTTGTCCATGTTAACTCCTTGCTGGTTGTGAAGCGGCTTACGCCGCCTCCTCGTTTGCTAATACTTGATTGATTTCTAATTTTTCTGCGAGTGTGAAACATGCCCAACGGTCGGCAACTGTCAATCCGTTGCTTTGGCTGTATTCAACCCTAGATCCGCACATTTCAGCTTCGACCGTCTCCTCGATATCATTTATTGCGCTCCAAAGGCTTTCATAAAGATCGGATGAAACGCCGTCATAGCATTCTGCGACTGTATCGCATGACAATAATTCAGCGACTGGGTGAGGGGCTGGGCCTTCGTGTGTTTCGAGGTAACTTGTAACGTCTTTCATAGTGTGTAACTCCTTGCTGATTTAATGTATAATTTGTCCCGCAGAACCCAATATATATATACAGAAAACCTTGTCAATAGTATTTGTATAGAATATTTTGGCATAAGCATAGAACCAAACAGCATATATCGTAAAACATAGGGTGAAACATGCCTGATATGCGCCATAAGCTAGACAAAAAAACTGCTGATAGGCATTTTCCTGAGTGGTCTCACGGTGGCAAGGGATCACATGCTAGGAAGAGTTCAACGGACTCCAGGGCTCGATACTCGGCCAACTGGGACAAGATCTTTGGTAAGGGTAAGAACAATGACTAGTAAGAACCTCCACACCAAAACAAGAAACAGATTAGCTCGACAGGATGCACTCAGAGAGTACATGCAGGAAAGAGGGTCGGTTCAATATCTTTTTGATATCATTGAAAAGATCGAGAAATTAGACCCTAATTCTGAGACATTTCAACAGGATTTGGCTAAGTACTCTAAGGTGGTGGATGTACGGCATAAAATGCTCGGTAAGTATCTGCCAGAGCTGAAGGCTACAGAAATTACTGGTGAGGGTGGCGGTGAGCTGTCTATAACGGTCTCAGACTTCAAGAGTGCCTAGCATATCGATCCCACATGAATGGGAACCACGACCACATCAACTGCCATTCTTTAAGGCTATGGATTCAGGGGCTAAACGTGCCTGCATCGTGTGGCACCGTAGAGCTGGCAAGGGCGCCGCTACTCTAAACTTCACAGCAAAAGAGATGTTCAAGCGGGTAGGGACGTACTGGCATCTGTTCCCAGTCCAAACACAGGCCCGCAAAGCCATCTGGAGCGGTATAGACTCAGAAGGCCGCCCAATCCTTGAGCAAGTGTTCCCACAGGCCATACGCAAGCGTACAAGCTCTCAGGAGATGCTGATAGAGCTGGTGAACGGGTCAACGTGGCAGCTCACCGGCAGCGATAACTACAACAACCTAGTCGGATCCAATCCGGTCGGAGTGATCTTCGATGAGTGGTCATTGTGTGACCCTAATGCTTGGGGATATATCAGGCCCATACTGGCTGAGAATGGTGGATGGGCGGTGTTCATCTATACGCCACGGGGAAAGAACCACGGGCACAGTCTCTACCAGATGGCCAAGAAGTCCAATGAGTGGTTTTGCCAGAATCTAACGATCAACGACACCAAGCGGGCCGATGGTACACCGGTTATCAGTAGTGACATCATCGACAATGAGCGATTGGAAGGGATGGATGAAGCACTGATCCAGCAAGAGTTCTATGGATCCTTTGAGGCACAGATACCTGGCGCATACTATGCTGACCAACTGACTGCAGCAAAGGAACAGGGACGGGTCGGAAGGCTACCGATAGAACCATCATTGCAGGTGCACACGGCATGGGATCTAGGCATATCCGATGCTATGTCTATCTGGCTATTCCAAGCCATGGGCAAAGAGATAAGGCTCATTGGGTACTACGAGAACACCTCGAAGGGCATGGAGCACTACATTCAATGGTTGAACCAATACGCGACGACTAACAACGTAATGCTAGGGTCTCACCTTGCACCGCACGACATAGAGGTCAGAGAGCTAACGTCAGGCCGTAGCAGGAAGGAAGTAGCCCGAGAGATGGGCATTAACTTCCGAACAGTACAACGACCGAGAACGAAGGCAGAAGGCATACAGGCAGTGCGACGGATGTTCCCTAGATTCTGGATAGACGATGAGAAGGCCGAACACGGTTACAACTGCATCGCATCATACCATCGGGAATACGACGACAAGCGCCAAGTGTTCCGTGACACACCTGTACACGACTGGGCATCACACGGGGCCGATGCACTACAGACCCTTGCACTAGGATGGCAAGAATCAATGGTCTCAGGACATAGACCACAACCGAGACAGGCCAAGGTGCAGTTTAGTGTCTTCTAACGAACACATTAACCGCAGTTTAGTGTCTGATGCTTACGTGGTATTCACTAACGACTCAGGTCATTGGTGGTCACCGCTACTTCATCCGTTCATCAAGCACTGTTATTTGATGATGGCAGACAGAGGCCGATGGTTGATCTATGGCAAGTCAATGCACTATGTGGACTTGTTTACTATCGATCGACAACCCGATAAAATCGAGGAGGTTATCATTGTCAAAATCGATCGTAAGACCGCGAGGCAATCATTATTTATGCTCAATACATGCGTAGGACACGTTAAACAGATTCTAGGCATCAACCGACCGTTCATCTGGACACCATACCAGCTGTACAAGTATCTGGAGAAAACAAAATGAAGAAACCAAAGGCACCAAAACCAACGGCTCAAGAAGTAGCAATAGACATCAGGCAGAAAAAGGCACTCGATGAGGAGATTGGAGAGCAGGAAGAAAGG